GGCAGACAGACGCGGATGGGCGATTTGATCGTCCCCAAGACGCTGCGTCAGTACATACATATCCCAATATTTAAACCAGGCGGGATTTGCATGTGAGTGCAATACGGGGTGAACCAGAGGTTTGATCTCAGACAAACTGTCGAAATAGGCCTCAAGAGATGCTTGCTCGTCGCAAGTAATATGCCAAATTTTCTCGACCAGTAGTCTGCTGCCTAGACCGGGCCTCTGCGGAGTCGGTTCACCCGCGGCAATTGCATCAAGCAATTGCTCCCTATCCCACATACTCAACCCGGCCGGTCCATTCCTCTTAACCCATCCGGCAATGTAATGCTTCACGCCTCGTGTGAGGCGTAGGGCAGCATGAGCCAGTGAGTCCAGGATAGGACAGCCTTTATATTGATGAGCCAGTGAGAGGGCTTTGCACCTCAGCAACATTTTCATTCTTTTGTTCTTAGCGCAAGCATATCTCCCCACTGTGTAACCAAACTTAACCACGGTCTCAATAGGATCGGTTAGATTGCACAGATCATCTTCATCAAAGATTATGCCACAAAAAGAAGCGGACGAGAGGGTAGTGTGTGTTTCCATTTTAATGACCATGCCAAGTGAAGCAAAATCATCAGAGCTAGGCGGCTCGCCGGACATGACAAAGATACCATCATCTCCTTCGACGAAACCGTCAACGTCTGTGCCCATCTCCGAGCACAAGAACAAAACAAGCATTAGGTTAGTGAAACCATTGCCAAGTGACGTACACATTTCCCCAGACATCCTAGTTGCTGGAACTTCAACCCGAATTCGGCGCCAATGACAGACATTGACTCCGGCTAGAACGGTGCGCATGAGCTTCATGAACTCTTTTCCCTCGGGTAAGGCTTGAGTCATATAATCGTACAATTCGAATTCACACGCGTGCATTATTTCGGCAACAAACAGGGACTCATAAGACGTAAAATCTGTGCAATAATACTTCGCACCAAACTTCTTAAGTCGTTCCGAAATTACACGCGGACGATCGCTCACAGGCACCTTCTTGATGAACTGGTCATGTCTAAACAGTACCTGTTCAATCAATTTGAAGATGGGGCCCACGGCGCATTTGAAGGGGTCAGTTCGAGAATTTATGCCACGGCCATGTTTGTATTCGGGATAGGTCTCATCCTTCATAAATGACTTGACATGATAGTGCTTCGCTTCCAAGTTGCACATATCCTCGACTCCGGCCCAACAATCCTTCAGTTGCTCCTTGCGCCAAAGTGGGTAGTTTGTCCCCTCGAGCCAATGCTCTAAGCTGGTATCGGAGCACCCGTCCAAAGGGACCAGGTGAATCCTAACCCAGCGTCGAACAAATGCCCGAAATCTGGACAGTCGTTGTGGATCGATCGGCGGAGGTCTGAACGCCAATCGTTTTCGTACCCCAGCAATTGCAGTGTCTACGTCGTCCAGGTCAGGATGCGGCAAGGCCATGCCGTCTACATGCAAACCTAAAGAGACCTGGGCGGGTCGACGCGAGTCAATGTTCGGCAAACTGGTCACAGTGATTCGTGTGCCTACCTTGATATCTTTCAATCTAGGCAGTTCGACTTCACCATATCTGTAACCATAAGCCATAACACGCTCTACTGCCTTGCTGGGGCAATGGGGAAAAGGTAAAGGGCCCGCTGCTGACACATGTGCTTATAAGCCACATAAGCCAGATAGACAGTGTCCTGGACAACAAAGTCTCCAGAGAGCACCAAATACCTATCAAAGTTAACCCGCTGGATCGTGCGGGCTGAGGCCTGGAGACGGGCCATAACTTGATCATCTGACACGTTCATTGTCAGGTTGGACGGTGTCGTCAGCTGAGCTAATAGTTCCAGCGACACTAAAACATCCTTGGACATGCACCAATTACGAGGATCAGCGCTCGAAAACAGCGCTTTCTTGGTGATTCGGACCACGCAATACGAGGCGTTTGCGTGTTTCATGTCCAATAGGGCATTCGCGTCGGGTCTGAGATCCGCGTGAACGCGGTCTG